CGCCCGTGTTCGCCGTGTCGTTGACGGTCGGCATCGGCAGTGCGGCGCCGGTCGTGGTGTTGAGGACGGTCGAGATGTTCTCGACACGGCCGTACCACTTTTGGACCTCGTAGAACGCGCGCATCATTTCGTCGGGCACGCTGTACCCGCCGCCGGACGTGTTGCCGACGCTGAGGGCGCGGGTCTCGATGACGGCCATCCGCTGATCTTCGTTGCGGTAGCCCTCGAGCTCGGGCAGATACGGATCCAGCCCGAGCTTGCGGCACGCGACCCGCATGGAGTCCTTGACGAACCGCTGGTTTCGGGCGCCGAGGGCCCATGCCCGGAACGCCAAGTCGCGGTCGCGGTCGGTGATCTGCTCGTCTCCGGTGGCCCGGACCTCGGTCGTGGTCTGCCGGCCGCGGGACTCCTCGAGCGCCTTCTCCTCGGCGTCCTGCTTCGCCTGACGGTCCAGGCTGGCCCGTATTTCCGCCATGCGAGCGTCCCGCTTGTCGTACTCGGCCTGCTGCTCCGCGTCCAAGGTGCCGTTGGCGCCCTTGCCGGCGCTCAGGAGAACCTTGTTGGCCTCCCACAATGCGACTCTTTCCTCGATGAGTGCCTTTGCGTTCATGTTCCGAGCGCCTCCTGCGCTTGCCAGGGACGCCCGGAAAAGCCGAAGGGCGCTGGCCCCGGCGAAAGTTATCTCGAACCTTCACCAGTGCCCGCGCCCGTTCTCGTGCTGCGGAGCACGCTAGGACGATCCGCCCAGGTGGTCTCACCACGCTCGGATCGAACTGCTACGTCTGAAGAAACCTTACGCCTTGTCCCCTTTCGGTGTCAAGTGCTATTCTTTGCCCGGGACGGGGCTGCACGCTCACCCAGGGCGAGTCAGGCCCCAAGGGCCGGGGTTGCTCCCGGCCCTTTTTTTCATTCGAACCTACGCGCCGGCTTGACGGCCTGGACCACGAAGCGGAAGGCGTCCCCTGTCTCATCGATCCAGATGGGCCGGAAGTCCCCAGCCCACCACGAGCGGTAATCGGCCATGGCCGTCTTGCCCACCTGTTTGTGGTACTCCTCTTGGTCCAAGAAGACCAGGCTCCCAGAGGTCAGCACCCGCGTGTGTCCGGGATCGCCCCAGGCCCACATGCTCCGGAAGCTCGGGCATGTCGCGGCCAGGAATCCATCAGGCTTGAGGATGCGCCACGCCTCGTAGAAGTGGGCAAAGAAGGCCCGGAAGTCACCTTGTCGGCCCAGGTGCTCCAGCACCTCGTAGGCGTGGACCTCTTCGAAGGCGTCGTCTTGGAACGGCCACGGCGTGCGCTCGAGGTCGTGAACCACGTCCGGGTGGTGGTCCGCCACGAAGTCCACCGTCACGAGCCCGCCCCAGTCCCGCCGGCCATCTACGGCTAGCCGGCGGTCTCGCGTGGACCCACAGCCGAGGAGCAGCTCCCGGCCAGAGACGGCCGGCACCGACATGGGGATCCCCCGCGGCCCTACGCCCAGCACCTACAGGCCCGCCATGCGGAGACGCGCCTCGTTGATCTCCTTCGGCACGCCCGACGGCGCCTTCGCTTCCTTCACGTGATCCAGCGCGCGGGCCGAAACGCTCGTGGCCGCATACGCGGGATAGGCCACGACGGACACATCCACGAGTTCCACGTCGCGAAGCTCCCGAATCTCCTGCCCGTCCTCGGTGCGCCACGAGTCCCCACCTTCCGGAACCCGGAACGCGAAGGACATGCCGTCGAGGTCGCGGCGCTTCAGCGAGGCCATCACGTCCCGTCCCGGCTGTGTGTCCGGCGGGCTGATCTCAGCACGGAGCCCCTTGTCGTCCACGGAGAGCTTGAGGGTGCCGCTCTTGGTCCGCCCGATGATCTGGTTCGGGTCGTGGTTCACCAGCGCACGAACGTCGTGCTTCTCCTTCAACGCACGGTCGAAGGCTCCGGGCATGATGATCTCGCGGAACCCCCATAGTTCCTCCGAAAGCGAGTTGAACACGGCCGCATAGCCGCGAATCTCCGGCTCGCCCTCGGCCCGCACCTCCACGCCCGCAAGAGCGCGCCGTTCGATTTCAGGCTGCATTGCCTTCTCCCTGTGCGGCGTCCAGTGCCGCTATCCTGTCCGCCATCTCGGTAGGCCGGTCCTTCTCCCACCGCTTCGTCAGCCGCTCCACCTGGCTCTGGAGGTCGTCCTTCCGCAAGTCCAGAAGCTCTTCACGGGACTTCTCTACGTGGGCGATGGCGATGGCCCGCGCCTCCTCTCCCACGCGCGGCTGGTCGAACCCACGGTGTAGTGTCGTGATCGTCACGACGGGGGCGAGGTGGGACGCCAGCGAATCCACCTCCAGGTTGTAGAACATGTCCACCCACGTAGCGAAATGCTCCGGACCCTTCTTCGAGGCTCGGCGTGCGCGGTCCGCCTCGCGCCTCACGAAGCGCTCCGCTACGTCTACCATGAGCGCCCGGAACGCGGCCCTCGCCTTCGGCTCCTCCATCATCGGCGCCGGAGCTGTGGCTGGGGCCTGGGCGGGCTCTGGCTTGGGCTCTGGCTTCGGAAGATTCTCCTTCCGCGCGATCTGCTCCGCGGTCAGCACGCCCATGTCGAAGTAAACCTTGTAGTTCTGCGCCTTCGCCTCTGGCGACATGCGAAGAAGCGCCTCGGGCAAGTGCTCCGTGTAGTAGCCGCCCGTTGACGGCAAGAGCTTGCGATTGCACTCCTGCTGAATCCTCACAAGCCACGGCTGGAGCGTGTGCGTGAAGAAGTGCCGATCCGCCGCCTCTGGCGTCCCCCCCGGCCACTCCCCGGGCCGGTGGCCCAGCATGTGCGGGGACAGGTTCAGCCACCCGGCCACGTCCACCACGCCGAACTCCCGGGTCTCGAGAAACTGCGCATCATCCGGCGGGATGCCGATCTTCTTGACCTTCATCCCCTCTTCCGCCACCATCGTCCGGTTTGACTTCTGTGCCCCCTGGTGCCGGAGCTCCACGGACGCGACCAGGCGATTCTGGGCTTCTGGGCTCAGCTTGCCCGGATGCTCCAGCACGACCCCGGGCCACGCGCCGTTTCCAAAGAAGGACGCCCCAAACTCCTCGGCCGCCATTGCGGTACCAAGCGACCGCCGGGCCATGGAGATGACGGAGTAACCCTTGATGCCGTCGAACCCCAAGCCCGGGATGTGGAGGATGTCCGTCGCTGGGATCGTCCTGGAGCCAGCATAACGGTAGACGAGCCGTTGCTTGGGCGGTGCCCCTTCGACTACCGGCTCGAGCTTGTCCGGCGGAACGTTCCATAGGGCTTTGGGCCGGTCGGCGTTGTCGAACTCGATTTCCGCGTATCCGTTCCCCCAGGTCAGTGCGTGCGCCATGATCGTCTGCCAGAACACGATCGGCACGGTGTAGGGATTCGGCGCATCGTGCAGCAGCCGGTACGCGGGGAGGCTCGTCGCGCGCTCGCGCTCATCGTCAGCAGCCCGCCGGTAGGTCACGAGCGGTAGGATCCCGGGCCACACCGACACGATACCGACGCCCTGGAAGAAGGCCCGAACATGGAAGGCCGTATGCGGCGAGACCGTCATGCCCGCGGAACTGGTCCCGGCCAAGATGGACGCCAGCGACGGGATGTCAGCGAGCGTGATAGACCGCTTCTCCGGTGGACGTCGAAACCAGTCCCTCCAGCCCATGGTCAGCCCTCCACCCGCCCGCCCTTTTTCGTGGGCCAGGGAGCGTCATGAGAAAACGGTGTCATCTTCCAGTGCCGAAGGCCCGGGATGTAGGCGCACCACATCTTGATCCCGGCATCTCGAGCGCGCCGCGAAAACGCGAAGTCCTCGCCGAGCACAATGTAGTCTCGATTCTCCATCGGCACTTCCGGCCCGTAGGGCTCGGCCTCATAGGAGAAGCGGTCGAACCACGTCCGGCCCTCGCGCCGTGCGATCTCTTCGAAGACCTCGCGGTGGATGATGCAGCACGCCGTCGCAAACGCATCCACCTCCACCGGCTCCCCGACCGCGCCCTGCTCTCGTACCAGCACCTCGGGCTTGAGCGCTGCCCAGGTGCCGGGCTTTTCACCGAACATGAAGCCCGCGGTCGGGTACGTGTCACCGATCGGCACCGACGCAGCGAGGATCTTCAAGCCCTTGGCTTCGGCCAGGCCCACCATCCGCTCGAGCGTGTACACCTGAAACTCGATGTCGGTGTCCACCTGGAACAGCCAGTCCACGCCCTCGACGAGCATCCGCTTCACCAGCGAAGTCCGGTTGTCGTCCACGTACAGGCCCGGGGACGCCACCGTCCCATGCAAGAGCCGCTTGCCCGGAGCCTTGAGCATTTCGTAGGTGCAGAGCCGGCGCACAGAAGCAGCATACGGTTCGGTTTCGTTGAAGCCTACGGGGAACCCGAGCATGACCGGACCCATGGTCTTAGGCCGTTCCACCGGCCCGATGTAGGCCACCGATCCTGCCCTCGCCCGTGCTTCATACCCCATTCAGACCTCCAGCAACCCGCGCGACTCGTATATCGAAGCCTGTGCGGTCGCCTGCTTGATGGCCACGCCAAGGGCCTCGGCTAGGGCCACCATGCCGTCAACCTTCTCCCGGCTCTTGCCCTTATCGATCTTGACGTTCCCGGCGGGATCCATCCGCAGGGCCACGTTCTTCGCCAT